TTTTTTTTTTTTTTTTTTTTTTTTTTTTTTTGGAGTAGGTTTCATTTTCGTATGTAGATCTACTGATATATTTATAAATTACATACCTGCTTGGAATCTATTCCATTCAATTGCGTTCTTAATTTGATACGTTCTATTATTAACTACTCTGATAATTTCTTCTAAGAATTTTAAAGTCGCATCATAATATCTTATTTTCATATCAACTTTAGTTAATCTATCATCTGCATCCATATATCTTTGTATAGAATCCTTCTCTCTTACTTTATATGGAAATGGTTCTTCTACATATACTTCTGCTGGTGCTTTACCAGTATAATAATTATGTCTTTCTAATCTAACTTTATTATATTGTTCTCTTGCTTTCTCACGCAATAAAGTAATAGTATTATAAAGAGTATAATACTTTGAATGTAATTGAGGTATTTTTAACGACTCATCATGTAAGTTATCAGGATCAATAACAGAATCTTTCTGCCACATCTCCTGAATTTTGTCAAGGTTCATAAACTACTGGAAAGAGTGTATATAGTATACTTGAAAGTTGCCTGTGCTGTAAAGTATTGTACATCTGTATTTGTAGCATCAAAATCCAAAGATGTCAAGGTTACTGGAAATAAATCGTTGAATTTAACTTTTGCAACTTCTTTATAATTACTGTTTAAAATTCTTAAAGTTCCATCACAGAATGCTTCCTTTTCATCTCTTTGTCCAGCAGCATCTTTAATAAGATCTCTATATTGTTGTGTTGATTCTGGAAACCCCAATCCTGTTAACCAATTATAAACTGCAAGATAGTTCTCCATATTCTCATCAACTAAGAACTTAAGAGTAAGATCACCATAATTTAATTTCTCACCAGGAACATCAATATTTTTTAAATAAGTTGCTTGCTCTGCAAGTTCAAGGTTTAACTCTGGTATTCTAGCACTATTAGAGAAAAAAATCAACTTTAGGAAATTTGGCCAAATTAAATTTGAACGCTACTCCTGATAGGAAATTTCTATTCTGTATTTGCTTTCCAAAGACCGAATTAGTCATTATTAGTTTTATTTTTATTTAGATAAAAAAAAGAGGGTGGTTAACCCTCTATAATTTAATACTTGTCAGAATCCACTAATCTATAAGATTTTCTGTAAGCATCATGCTTGCCAATGACTTGAGGAATACATCCTAAAAGTTCAAATGGTTTAGATTTTACAGGAATTGAAGGAAGTCCAAGATCTTTTGCTACCATTAAGAATGAGGCATCAAGAAAATATTCAACAAAATTCTTAAATGCTTTTACCCTTTTTCTTGCTTCAGCAGGAACATGGCTGTTGGTAAAGATAATAATCTTGACTGGATTATTGTTCTTAACAATAGCAGGAAGAATATGCTGACACCAAGCACGATATGCATAGGTTTCATTATCACAACTAAGAAGAAAGATTTTTTTGTTATCTATCGCAAGTCCTGCTTTCTCACAAAAAGCTTCGTGCTTTTTACGAACCTCTACTCTAACTAAAGGATCTCCTCCAGCAACACCTCTCTTTAAAACTGCGTTAACAATTTTTGTAATGTTACCTGCAGAGAAACGTTTTTCGATCTTAAGATCAGTAAAAAGAAAATTACGAATTGATACTTCGTTAAGTTTAAGTTCCTTTTCTTTTAGTAAAACTAAACAACCTGATATAACTGATTCCATAGTTGCTTTAAAAGCAGGATCATGTCTTAGATTATTATCTAATCCATCAACAATTGCTGCTTTTTTTGAGGAATCTGTTTCAATATAAAAATATGCTGGAATATACCTTCCAGTTAATCCTGCTTTATACTTCTCCCATGCTGAAAGAACTCTTCCTCTACCGTCTTTAACAATACCTTCCAAAGTAAACATTGGAGGAATATATTTTGTTAACCAACCATTAACATCGTAACTATTATCAAAAGCATCTTCACGTTCTTTAGTGAATGTTCCTTCTTCCCTAATACCATCCTGATACCACATATCATCATCAGGATCAACCGTATCTAAATCAAAACTACCCAGATACGAAAAATCACCACTCTTTATCTCTGGTGGTGTTGTTTCTTTATTATTATAAACAGTCAGATCAATCTCGTTTCCAAATACTGTTATTTTTTGTGGCCCAACAATGGGCAATTGTTCGTAAGTCATAAAACCTCGTTACTAAAAGCGTTTAAGTTTGCCCACGGTGCATAAGCGTTGCAGACATATTATATAGTACCATAATAATTTAAATTTGTCAAAAAAAAAAAAAAAAAAAAAAAAAAAA